AACGTTGAGGTAAGACATTCCGTACAACTGGAGGTCAAAAGCTACCATCTTTAGAAGGTCATCGCCCGACTTTCTTAGTAGATCCTGAAGCCTAACCCATTGCGCTTTCTTTTGATCGTTGTCTTCTCTATCCGTTGCGTTTAGACCACCGCCGAATATCATATCGGCAACGCCATTAATGATTGCACCATTTGTACTAGAAGCCAAAAACAAGTCGCGCAAGTATTCCCCGTACAAGTCGTCCGCGCCGTACGTCACGTACTTTTTGCCTTGCTTCTCTTCAAACTTCGGTATCTCCGAGTCCGTGTAGTTTATAATGCTAAAATTCTCTTTACTCATTATTGATATACAAATTGTTGAGGTGCGTTATCCCATTCTTTGAACTCCGGTTCTACTTCTTCCATATTACCGTCGTAATTATAAACGTAAGCAGTACCTTCTTGTAGTAGCTTACCGGCTAGGTTTGGATTTATGTTTGTCGAGCTTGTTTGCTCGTAGATGTTGTAAGAGTAAAACCCCATAGGAAATTCATTAACTCCTCCGGTTGCTCCGTAGAACTTAAAGCGTCCGTTTTCCGGATCTGCGGTTTCGTTGTTATCTATTACCGTAAACGTCAACTTTGTGTAGCGTCCATTACTAGCAACAACCGAAGTCGGTATAAAGTACAAAGAATTTTGCGAAACATTCGACTTTAACTCAACTAAGTAATAAACAAGGTCTTGTGCAATAGTTTGACGCTCGGCGATAGTAACGTAGATACTTTGCGTTACGTCGACTGGTGTCGCTCCGGATTTAGCGTTTCTTATTTGTAACATCTATGTAATATATAGGTACAACCGAATTGTTTGAAATAAAGAAGGGAACGCGCAATACGTTCCCCTCCTTGTATATATTCTCAACTCGCTTACGCAGTTGTGATTGTTAGGTCCGCTTCGTCTGTAAGTCCATCGAATGGGTACTTAGCAGTCGCCGCACCAGCCGAAGCCGGTAATATGTACAACGGATCCTTCTCCATAGCCGTAAAGCTAAGTGTTAGACCGTTCATATCTGAACGAGCCGTACCCGTTGCAATCGAGTCACCCCCCGTTAAGTAACAACCGTCCTCGATTCCCATTAGGAATACGTTGTCGTTGCTATCTTGTACGAAGATTTGAGCACGATTTTTTGAGATTAATCCTAGCTGATATAAGTCAGCCGCTACTACTTTATGTAATACTACGTCTAGTGTTTGGTTGAACATTACCGAACCCGTCGCTTTGTCAGCACTTACCGCCGACGTAAACGAACTAAGGTCAGTAACTAAGTCATACTTGAAAACAGTAACTGCACCCGAATCTACAATATCCCAGTTAGCGAAACCCGCCGTTGTGATAGTGTAAGAAGACGCAGTCACAGTTGCTTCTGCAAGAATGTCCGAACAATAGTCGCTACAAAAATAGATAGCTTTTAAACCTCCGATTGAATCGCGGCAATCGATTCCTCTAGCCGCTGTAATTGAACAAGCCATCTCTTAATGTTTTAAATATTAACTAAAGTTGAAACCTACAACACCGTCACCAGGTACTGCAACGTTAACACCAACGCCGAAACGCATAGCAATTCTTACGTTGTCTGATCCGTCGTATTGGTATACTGGAATCACTTGCGTAGAAATGTCAGCAGTATAGTTGTTAGAACCTACTACGATGTTCTCCGGGTAAGTGAACGCAACAACGTCTACTGCGTTAGGAATACCAGCAGTTGGATAAACTGGGTAGCCTAAGTAAGTAGCACCTTGTAAATCTTGGTTGTAACCTGGACCTGTGTTCTGCGCCGCTTGAGCTTGTAGGAAGAATGCGTATGCTTCGTAAGAAACGTAGAAACCTACGCCTGGCTTTTGAAGAATACCAGGAACTCCAGCTGCTGCCGCGAATACTGTGTCAAGGTGTCCTAGGATTGTAGCCGCAGTAAATGCAGTACCTAGGTCAGCTTCGATAAAGTCCTTCATAGCAGAAGCATCGATACCAGCTTCGTCAATTGTACCGTCGTTAGATAGCAGTCCAGTTCCGAAAGGAGCTGCACCAGTCCAAATTAAAGACTCAAGATGTGATCCCGCCTTCATAGCTACTGTTGATAGTAAGAAGTCAGTAAACTCAACCGGAAGGTCGCCGTCACGATTCATAGAACCTTGAGCCGCGATGAATGTCGGGAAGATAGTACCGCGACAAATCTCTTCGTTTACTCTTAGATCTGAAAGAGTCACAACTGATTCAGTTAATGAAGTGTTTGCTTGGTCGTTAAATCCACAACCAGCCGCAACGATAGGATCAGCAACGCCTAGGTTACTGATAACCGCTTTGTGTTGTACACCTTCAATAAGGCGACAACGATTGTTTGCGATAGTTTCTGCACCTAGTAAAGCCGCCGTTACATATGGCAAACTTAACTCACCAGCATAGGTGTTGTCAGTTACAGTAATATCGAAATCGTATTTTTTCAAATTACTCATAATAATTATTTGTGAGAGTTAATGATATGTAGCGCACGTTCTACACCGTTTAAACTTTTCTTTTCCGACTTGTGCTTAGTCGAAAACTTGTTAGGAGAATGCTTTACGCCTTCCGACGCTGGTTCTTCCTCCAATGCTTTTAGTCTTGCTTCGATACTTGTAAACGCTTCCTCGATAACCTTCGCGAGTTCGTTTTCTTTCTCTAGCTCTACTTCGATTTCTACCTCTACTTCGGCTTCAACTTCCTCAGTTGGTTCTTCGCTTAGTTCCTCTTCTACCACCTCTTCTTCCTCTTCGGATACGTCGTAAGTAGCAAGAACCATATCAACGATAGCCGTTGCAGTTTCTTCGTCTAGGTTAGGGAATGCTTCAAGAAGTGCAGCAGTTGCTAGTTCTCTATTCATCTCTACTTTGTTTTCAAGATCCTCAGACATTTCTTCTTTGTCTTCGTTCTTTAGGTCTTCGTCCTCGCCCATTGTTGCAAGGCGTGAATCTTCGTTTACCGAGATAATCGTTCCGTTGTCAAGAGTGTACTCCCCAGCGTCAATTGCGTTTACTTCTCCGCTATCATCTAAGACGCGAACTTCAACACCTGGTTCGAAACTCTCTGCTTCGGTAACGATAACTCGTCCGTCATCTAGACGTTCTTCGGCGTAGAGCTTCACTTGTGGAAGTCCTAACACCTCTCTGATTTTTTGGATTGTACTCATTATCGATAATTTATTTTATATATGTAAGTATTCTACTTGTTTATTTTTGTCGCGTAAAGTATCGATCCGTTTAAGTACACCGTTTCGAACTTGTTAGTATTGTGAAATATTTCGCCGTACATCTTCGCGGCTTGGAAGCTCTTGAATAGTGGCATTCCGTTTAACATCGCGTCAGGCTTTACTTCGTCTAGTAGTATCTCCTTCAGTTGCTCAATAATGATATTGTCTTCCGGACAATTCTTGCATAGTTTGCCTCTCATCATCTCTACGATCTTGTCAGTAAAGTAACCCTCAATGCTATAACCGCGTAGTTGCTTGTTCTTTACTTTTTCCCATACGTCGTCATTGTAAACTTTCGAAGCTATCATCCAAGTCCCGACCGGAAGGTTAAACCCATACAAAGCAGACTTGTCTTTCTCCGAGTCTTCCACCAACCACGACTCGACAAACGTGATGTTGTTGACTGGCTTCTCGTGTTCCTCGGTAGCTTCGTTTGTTCTTTCTTCGCGCATAAACTTCTCCATAATTTGACGCACCGTTTCTTTAGAAAAGTAAACGTCATACTCTTCGTTGTTTTCGTCTAGGCGCATTATAAGTTTATCCGGAATCAAAGCCGGTCCGATGACCATTCTCTTTTCTTCGTCTAGTGCAAACTCTACCTTCTTTCCTACGTCTTTAGAAAAGAACACAAAGTCCGTTTCTATTGCTGGGAACTTAACAAGCGATACGGCTTCTACACCGCTCATTTCTTGTTCTTCGTCTATTAGTAGTTCAACAGTCTTTCTCATACTCTTAATTATACTTTTTGCTTTCTTGTTTATTTATAGACTAGCGCGGTTCTGCAACTCTTGTTGTAATGCTTGTGCAGACGCTATGTCGTTTTGTAGCACGTACGCTTGAACGGCTGGAAGTTCTAGTGTCCCTTCTCCGAAACTACCCGCTAGATCCGGCGTTAGTGCTAGTTGTGTTTGTGCTATCGTAGAACCTCCTCCACCTCCGCCACCAAGCGACGGTGCAGTTGTATTAATTCCTTCCGCACTTGCTCCGGCTTGGTTCATTATCCCTTTAATAGAAGCGAAGCCACCTAGAACGATAGCTAACATTTGTGCCGTAAACCCTGGTGCAGTAAATACCGCTCCTGGACCAGTAGCCGCGGCTGATTGTTGCGCACCTCGTATAGCTTCCGACATTGCTATTCCTTGATTGACTAGCACTTGCGCAACCGCTAACTTCCTCTGTCCTTCTTCGGTTTTTGCTAATGCTTTTAAGACATCAAAGGACGCACCTACCACGCTTAATCTTGCGCTTCTTATCGCATTAGCGGCGGCTTGTTCTTGTGCTATTTGTTTTTGTCTGTCCGCTTCTGCTTTAGCGTCTGCTTCGGCTTGTTTTGCGTCTGCGTCAGCATTTGCTTTATCTATAACCGCTTGTCGTTGATCTGCGTATTTGTCTTCTATTGCAAGACGTTCTTCTTGTAACTTATCTCTTAGTCCTTTTTTAACCTCTTCTCCACTTGCTAAAGCTAACATCTCAGCAGTCAATAATTCTTGAGCCTTTTTATCAAACGCTTCTAGTTCTAGTTCCTCTTCGGTTTTTAGATAGTCGCGTAGGTTTTGTATTTGTTTGTCATCCTCCTCTTGCATCTTTCTTTGCGTTTCCTCAATTTGTCTACGCTTTTCTTCTTCGGCTTCTTTAAATGCTTGTGCTTCCTCACGAGCTTTACGCATAGCCTCGTTTCGTATTATGTTGATTTTGTTGTTTAGCGTCGTTTGCATTTCAGCCGACTCCGTTCTAATATTTATGAGGTTGACTTCTAACTGCGCAAGGTTGTCAAGATCTTCCTCCGAAGAGTCAGACTGCGCCGCCTTTTCTCTAGCTATGTTTAGTTCTTCTTCTGCGATACGCTGACGTTCCGCCATCAACTTCTTCTCAATATTAATCGCTTTTTGCGCCGCTTCTAACCTTTCGTCAAGTGTTTTATTTGTGTCCTCTGCAATAAGGTTGTACTCTTTAATTTGTGCGCGACCTTCTGCGAATTGCACCGACAATTCTCGAGTAGCGGTACGTAAGGCTTGAGTCCTTCTTTCGAGTTCCATAGCCTTATCAATAGCGTCAGACATCGTGCCTGGTAGCTTAGACATCTCCTCGTTGTAATTCTCTAGTGCTTGTTGTGTCCCACCAGTAAATAACCCTACAATAAAAGAACCGGCTGCTTGGAAATATCCAGTAACCCTTTCAACTATTGCACCGAGAGCCGCCATTCCGACTTTAATTGCGTTCGCGGCTTTTCGTGTACTAGCAAAAGCCGACACAAGCGCAACAACACCAACAACTAAAGCACCAATACCCGTGGCTATGATAGCCGTTCTTGTTAGCTTTAACCCTTTAATAAAAGCCTTTGTACTTTTTGCCGCTTGTCTAAAACCAGAAACTGCGCCGTTAGTCATTTTATCTAACGAGTTTACAAGACCGTCAACTGATGATCCTAAACCATCTGCTTTTTTACCAATATTGTCTAAGCCTTTCTCAGCGTTTTGCGTACCCTTTATTGTAATCCCTACGTCGATTTGTTCAGCCATTTCTACGTGCTTTTATACCTTGTTTTATTTTCTTGAAGAACCTACGAAATCCGGTGTCTTCATAGTAACCATATAAAACAAGCGAATACATATCCGTAATTATCTCGTTGTGTTGTGCAACCTTTAGCGTATTGGGGATTGACTTCCCTACTTGATCTATGAAGTTTCTCATTCCTCTTCTAGTATACTATTGTTTTCAGTTAATATGAATCCCATATTTTCGAGCAACAACCCGTCCGACGTAAATTGTTCGTATGTGCTTATACTCATAAACGTAGCTGAACAGTCTAAGTGCCAAGTAATAACTCTATCCGCAGAACCTTCGCAACTTATCTCAACTCCGAAGTCGTCAGTAGTGTTAAAGTCTAAACGACCTACGGCACTTGCTATACTTACGCGCCTAATACCCGCGTCCGCGTCGTCTTGTGCGAAGTCAGAAACCTCTCCACCGCTAGTTGTTATTGTGCCGTCTATGTTTTTAGCCATAAACGAGAAGACCTTAAAACTAGAAGACCCATACGAACCAGTCACGGCGCGATTGTCTGATTGTACAGATAAAGCTCGTACAACATAGCGACACATCATACCCGACTCAAGAACGAGCCTTCCTAGTGAATTATTCGTGCCGTCCGGCGTTGCTACAACTTCACCCGTGCTATATGTCGTTGCGTATAGTACGAAGTTCTTTTGTATGCTAGGCGATGAACTTGTTGCGTTGACTCCGCGTATTGAATGCTCTCCTTGTATTGGGTTGAACATACGATCCGAAGACATCGACTTCTTAGATACAAAACCAGCGATTGCGGACTTGTAGTTCTTCCCGTCTGCTGATGGTGCGTTAGGGTTCTTGCCTGGACTTTGCGTACCTCCGCCACCTCCGTTGCCTACATTCCACAAGCAATCCGTTCCGTCCCAGTAGTAGTGGTTCTCGTTACAACATTCCTCCGTTCCGGTTGAAGTAGTGCCGTCCGTAGGATCTACAAAAATAACCGTTCCGTCCGCTTTAAGTCCTAATACATTGAGGTCGCATTCTTTGTCTGCGTCCGGTAGATATGCGCTTCCTACCTTGTTGACTTTCTTGAGTAGTTGCACTTGACAAGGTACGTCCTCGAAAGGTTGGTAACCGCTTATTTTCAATACTCGGTACGGCGTGTTCTCGATTTGTATTTCGTCGTTGAATTTGAAGTTAAAGATGTCGGTAGCACTTAACATCATAGAGCATTCAAAAAGCCTTGCTTCGTCGTCATAAATAGACAACAAGAACTGCTGGTGGTACTTTTGAAAGTATCCGTTTTGTGAAGGTTCTGCTCCAAACGTAGGGTTGTTAAACGCTTCCGGTACTTCGAAGTTCCAATACAACATAGGCGAGTCCGCGTCCATTGGTGATCCGTTATTATAGAACGGAAGACATAACGGGTAGCTTGTCGACTCTTGTTCTCCTACAAAGAAGGAGTTGCCGTTGTTTAAGGTCTTGAGTCCGTTGTGGTAAAATAGCTTCGGCT